CTAAATCTTCTACATCTTCTTTGAAACGAATGGAAGAAGAAGCAACCCCAAGGCGTTGAGTGCTTGTATCAATATTTGCTGTGGTTCCTGAGATCGTCGGCCAACCAGCAGTAGTCGAACCACCAATGCTGCTTTGAACAGGAGCACGAACATCTACATAGTTGCTCGCATCTTTCGAGATGGAAAGAATACGACCGCTCTCATTTACAGAAGAAGAACCATTTACGTGAAACCCAAATCCAGGTTGCGGTGATCCGCCGCCTGAATGAATGTTGTCGTTCCATTCCAACCAATCTTCACCAGGCTGGCCGTAATCATTGCCCATAAACAAACGGGCATGATCGTATTTGGTCATCACCCTGATGTAGCCATTTACGTCAACATTCGCTGCGACGTTTAACCACTGGCAATTAATACGAGTACCTTCACCTTCTAAATAGTCTTGCGAAGTTCCAGGCACGCTTTCATTGAAAGCTGAATAGCCAATAATGTCTCCACGGATTGCCATTGAGCCGTTGATAACTAGACGATATTCAGAAGAAGGACGGCCTGGATGTGCAGCGCCGCCGCCAGGACTCCATCCGTCGCCAGCACGACGAGAGTACACCGAATAACGATGACTCTCAGACAAATAGTTTCCAGCATCTGCGCCAGAAGTTACGTCTGACCCCATAGAAAGCTGATGCGTGTTAGTACCAGGACCAGCACTTGTGAAGTTCGCTCGATAGTTCAGATCCTTTAAGAAACTTCCAGCAGTCTGAGCATTGATATCAGTACCAGTGCTCAAACCAATAACGCTATTTTGCGTGCTATTCAAATACAGATGGTCTGTGGCTCCAAGGGAAACAGTTCCCGTGTTAGTCAAAGTCGCAGTAGAGGAATAGCCCCCCGTAGTTAAAACCCCAGTAACTCCTAAAGTTCCATCGATAGAACCACCGTTACCCTGTATAACACCAGGATAAGTAGCGGTCTGACCAGGAACACCCTCTAACCAGTTCTTCAAATAAGTCCAGTTAGCGTTATGTTCGCTAGCAATAATCGCACTACCAGCTACAGCCGTGTTCGGCTGGGTAAAGGTTGCCATTAACGCAGTCTCCTATGAATATAAGTAAATGCCATAGCGTTCACTTCCCATGCCTCATCCACAGATGTAGGGCCTTCTACTTTTAATTGAATAGCCTTAGCTGTCCCAAGAGTAGGCAGCCGTTCAATATTCGTGACATCTGTATTGGGCTCACTTGCCCAAGTACTTGTGCCATAAACCCCTGTTCCTCCCGTTGGGCCTGCAGAAGCAGCCCACGTCCCCCCAGACGAAGCCGAGGTTTGAACACCGAAAGTCATCGCCTTCTTGAAATTCGCCGTGTCGTAATCCGTATACAACTTCGCTGACATAGCTACAGTCGCATCAGAGCTAACAACGATACGTGGCTTCCCCCAGCGTTTCTTAACAATCGGATTCTTCCCAACAAGCCAACTTGTGGTGTAAGAAGAATCAATATGTGACGTTGCCGTTCCATAGAAATCGCTTTGAAGGTCTTGTTCCATTTCTATAACTCGACCAGAGTTCGTATAACAAGCACCCAATAGATCTTGTTGCGCCCCAGGAGGCGCAAAGGTCAACAAAGCATTTGCATCTATATCGGTCATTGTCCAAGCACCCAAAGTAGGGTCAAAGATCAAGACACGACGGTGCGTTACAGCGCCCCCAGCGTCATCCCAGTCAACAGAAACATAAAGTCTGTTCTTGAACCAAGCCAACTGAGGAGGATTATTGAATTGCAACCTGCCATCATCAATGGCTGGCTGCAATTTCTCAAAGACCCAAACAAACTTTTCGCCATCATACATCCAGACACCTTGACGGTCATACCAGAAGAACACGCCATAAGGAGTGGAAACTGGACTAGACATAGCCACAGAGCCCACATCCTGCGAAAGAGGGACCAACTGGAATGTTAAAGAATCATATCCGTAAAGAGCATGGACGCTATTTGTCTTAAATACTATTAAGCGATCAGCGAAGGGTACAAGCGCAGAAAGCTCATCGCCTCGTTCCCCCACGTTGACATCCACATAGTCATAATCAAACCATGTCTCGGGATCATCTATCTTAGACCACCGCACACGATTAGGGTAAGCCGTACCACCTTCTTTGGAATGAGCTACCCACGCATGGTTATTCCAATGACAAGTGTATTTAGCTATAGGGTAATTTCCTGCTGAACCGTTGACATTCGACGCAAGGTTTGAAGCAGTTGTTCCATCGTAAACAAACGACGAGGCATCTCCCGAAACTCCGTAAAACTTATCGTTAGTTGTTTGCCCATACAAACGGTTACCGTCAGTAACAGAAACACCATTCAAAGTTGTGAAATCATTCGCAGAAGATTCCGCAACTGTTGTTCCATGAGAACAAATTACTCTAGCAGTTCCCCCATCTGGGGTGTACTGCCCCAAACCAGTAACCCTCTCAGGCAACACAGTGGAGTTACGTTTATCAACACCTAAACGCATCTTGATCCCACCACGAGGATCAACGTCCACGTTAAGCATGTTAGGGCTCTCATTCGGACCTAAATTGAATTGATCCGAACGTAAATTTAAGCCCCCACTAAAATCCTCTAACATGGTCAGCTTGTAACGCTGACCATGAGGAACAGACCCCTGAGATTCCGCCTTAGACACTCATCACTCCCAACTGTACCTAAGTCGGTCAGGCATAACACTTTGTGAACGCCAACGAGAAGCAGAAAGAGTATTCAAAACCAAAGGCTGGGGAGCAGGCACATCTAGATACCTTGCTCGCAAATTATCTAACTCCCTAGCAAAGATATTTTGATATTCCCGAGCCATACCAGGATCTTCTTGCTGTTCGTAAGCACGAGCAATCCCAAAGGTCGCAATAAGCTGATGGAAAGGCTCAGGGAAATCACTTGGAGAAACAGAATCCAATGAACCTGCGCCAAACGCTGTAGGATTTTTGTACCCTCGAACATAAATAGTTTGGGCAGACGAAGGAGTAGGGTACAACCTTACTGTTTCGGCCCAGTAAGACCAATACCAAGTATCGCCATTCCCAGCAGAATCCAAAGGATAAACAACGTCACCTGCATCTCTTCCAATGAACGTAAGAACATGATCGTCTGTTCTCAACGCATTTATTTCACGCAACCCGTTAGTAACACTTGCTCCCACCGTAGAGAGCGTATAATCCGAAGTTCCAGAAACAGTAGAAAAGGTTGTAGAAACCTCGTACCAAGGCCAGCGTTTCTCGCTGTAAACAACCTGATCGTAGCCTTGCCCCAACATGCGGTTCATAACGTCATTAGAAATGTCGCTACTGTCGATTTCCACAACGCTCTGAATATATGAGCGCATTTCCCCTAAGTTCACCGCTACTCCTTATGGAAAGAACAAAAACTCTGCCCCTCAGCGGGACGAGCTTTACAAGGATCACCAGCTTTAGTAGTGGCTAAACAAGCTGCTTGCTGCAACTCTTCAAAAGGAATATCAGGATTTACCTGTTTGATATTCTTTCCACCGAAATACGCATCACGAGGTGTTGGCTGTGAATACCCTTCACCTGGATCACCGTACACTCTTCGGTTGGGGCCATAACCTATCGCTAGTTCTCTACCCATGAATCCTCAGAACTCTTGGGTGGGGCGAGGGACGAACCCTCACCCCACCACCAGTCGAGCTATTGATTTATAGCCCTGTTAGCTTTCCTTGTCGTGCTCGGTTAGAGCAGGTCAAGTTGCCGTAGCAAAGGATCTGTGAGAACACAGCATCCTGGTTTGTAGGACGCACGAATGGAGTTGGCTTGAACCAAACATCCGAGTGGCGCACAAGTTGCAGATACTTCGTGTTCAGCATGTAGAGAGGCTGTGAGCCTGCGGCCACAGTTCCTGTCGAAATAGCTGCGTCAAATGTTATTGGCGCACCTTTGAACATGAGGTTCTGGAAGCCAGCGTCAGCCATGTCAGTATCCGTGTAACGGATATTGCTGGTCAGCAAGCTTTCATATTTTTCATAGCCCTGTTGGGACGTGATAATGATGGTCGGTTGGTCATTACCAACAGAAACATCATTGTACAATGTCGCCATCATTGCTGTGGTAAGCGCAGCGACACCGCCAGAAGCGGTTTCTGCTGAAGCCCACCATTCGTTGACATTGCCCGCAGCGTTAGGGTCAATTCCACCCACTGCGTTA